GCTCCTTAATTGAGCGTTACACATACTCCCCTGGTCGTAGGTAGATAGCACAACCGCGACTTTATCATCGGTATTTGTCCCTTCTATATCCTGTTTCAGTTTCTCGAAATTTTCTTGTATTTCATCAATCACTGATTGGAATTTGCCGGATTTCTGTAATTCATCCCTTGGTGCGCAGGTTATCGTCACTGAATGCCCGCCATTATCAGCAGACTCATAATTATACTCAATATCAATTATCTGCATTTCAAACCCGTTAAACTCCGATAACCCTGCAAATCCATTGAATACAACTATCTGATACAACTCAAAAAACACTCCCTTAAACGTGCAGGTATAGGTAGGAATCCGATAATCTAACAAATCAACGAGTTGTTGAGCCTTTGCGTCCGCTAATGCCTGACAGTTTGCGTTCTCTGTTGCATTGCCGTAATTCATTCCTCCCGGCCCGAAGTTGGTTCCCGTTCCAATCCCACCGCTCCAAGTATTCCCACCTGGATCAGGTAATAAGTCGTGCGTCCGGTAAAACAACGTCCTTGGAACTTCTGTTCCTGCTAATACTCCTCTGCCAGCCTTATATGAATAAAACCACGCGGAATCTTTCTTTCGGCACGCTTCTACCCACACCGAATTATACGACTGTTCCAGAACAATTGAAGCGCTTAAACCGGGTGAACCCACTAATCCGAACGTTGTAGGAGTTATCTCAATTGGAGTTGTTGATACTCCTAACCACCCCAATTGAACGCCGTATTTCGGGATTAAATAGAAATACTCTCTCCAAACATCGTTTACCTTCACAAACCGGGTGAAATAAATCATATGGCAATGTTCGCAAATCTCATCCAATACGTCGATGATTTTATCCCCATCATATGCAAACTGCCGTTTCTCTATCATCACCGGGTCTTCAGTCGTTGGATGATAAATATTAAAACGCCCGTCAGATGATGTTAGTCCCCAATTCGGGACGGGTTTTATCGTGTTTGCGCTTGCCCATAACCCATACGGTCCGCATCTGGTTTCGTCAATTGCGCCGGTTGAATCATTGACGTAGAAGAGAATCCGCTTAATATAATCGGAGGGATTCTCAAACGTATCTATTTTATCCAGTCGTCCCTGAATAGCAGATATGTTTGCATTTGTCATCTGCCATGAGCGAATATCAGCACCCGCCCGGGATTGTCTCAAATTCCACGGTAATCGATTATTCAGGAAATATCCATACGAATAACACGCGACTGACGTTGTTATAGACGGGTAATCGTAATCTATGGAGTATTCTGTCGGTTCTCCATATAATGCACAATGATCATCCTCTTCGTGGATGAGTTTACCAAATACCGGAGGTTTATCCGTCCCTGACAATTGGACATCATACTGCCATGCGATATCTGCCGTGGATCTCCGGGCTGACATGCTTATCCAGCGATAATCATTGAGATTTTGAATTGGTTTTGTCGGCATTGTTACCTCTACATTTTTGCATACTGAATCTCCAAAATTCCCGCATCTACTCCACCAGAGACGATAACACGGATTATACGTGCCTGATGTTTCAGGCCCGCGTATAGGGATTCTAAACGTGTATTCTTCGCCCGGTTCAATGGTTTCAGAAATTGGAATGTAAAAATACGATTTTGAAAACTTTAACGCATCAGAATTGTATGCATCTATCCTGAATTGAGAGTTCCACGCCCATAACCCTGTGTTTTTAAGTGTGATTATAGCAGTTCCGCGTTCTGCAAGTTCCATTGTATCAGGAAATGTAATAGAAACTAATTGCGAATTTGGACGGTCACGGACAACAATAGAAAATTCTATTATTTGACCAAATGGAACAAACGTATAATTAACAATCCCCGGTTGCCCAGACCAATATCCATAAACATACACCATTTGATATTGAAATGTATATGTTCCCGCTACACTCGGCAAATTAATGTAAAGCCCCATATTCATCAAATTATTACGCCAAATATTTTCTGGCAAATAAAGTATACCGCCGTAAAGCTGAGAGCCTAAATTCGTGTATGTTTTGGCGTTATAATTGATTGGAGCTAAAAAGTGCCATTGTCGTAATCCATATGGATCAGATGGATTATCCATATGAGTTGATTTATACCAAGTATCAACAAACACCCCAGTCTGACTAGATGTATTTTTTAGAACAAAAGAGCATGAAATACCTTCAGATGCAATTTTTGGGTCTGTTGGATACGATAAAGAAATTAATTGAGAATTCCATCCCATTTAACTCGTATCCTCTTCAAATCCGATATTCCAAATGTATAATCTTGCTGTTCCAGTTCCAATCTTACGCGACGTTGAAAGCGACGATATATACGCCTTTGAAACAGTTTCCCCGTCCACTACAAGCACCGTTTTCTGCCCAATCAATGCAAATAACGATTCATATACAGTTTTTGAATTACTCATACACGAAAGACTAAATTTCCGTGAAGGGACAACGCCAATTTCTGCAACCGTTTTTCCGGAATGTAAAACTGTTCTACTGCTTAAAATTTCTATCTCTGTATCTCCTGAATATGTTGCATTTGGAAGCGATATGCCATTAAATGTAGAAACAACAGGGTTTTCACCGCTGCGTTTACTGAACTCAACCGTGTATTTCCATACGTTCCCGCCGCCACGCGGCTGCAATCCGGACAGAATAGAGATATAACAAAGCGGATATGTTTTACCGTTAATAATCAGCGTTTGTTTCGTCCCTATCAGGGATGCGAGTGATTCATACTCTGATTCTGATTCTGTAATACATTCAACTGCAAATCTCCGATTGATAACCGGAACGGGTGATGCATTGAACGAATCAGACATCTCTATAGAGTATTCAGGACTGATATCCATTGCATTCGGCAACGTTGGGTTAGAGAGGCTCATTCCGGCAAACGTGACCGAATCAGATGTATTATAGACATACTGCGTGAATTCAACGGTATATACAAACCTGTTTAATCTTGGCTTAACATGCAGATCGGATACGTTTGTAATCGCCGAATCAGGATAACAGAGTCCATATACCCACAATGGTAGTTTCTGACCTATGAGTGACAACAACGTATCGTGCTCAATCCTCTGATTAGTTTCAGCCCGAATCGTTATTTTCCGCGTGTATGCAAGCGGTTCATCAATTGCGTGCAATGCGTATTTTTCATCTGATACAACCGATATACTATCGTCAGATACCCGTTCTGCACTCTGAAATTCAAGCGTTCCGAACTGGATGGTTTTAACGTTCGGAACTACGTATCTCGTAGTAATGTTTGATGACAAACATAGTTCTGATGCCGATACAATAGAATTCGTGCTTAAACCAGATTCAGAACCACAAACAATATCAGAGGCACATACAGGCAATTCTATACCCACGGCTATAGCAATGTTAGAAACGGGATTTATTGTTGATTGGATTGATAATACACGCTCTAACAGGACATCAAACGATGATGCATGGAACAATACATACCTGCCAGTAACCACATCAGACGACTGGATTAATTCAGACGATGGAGAAACCACCGGATTTGATGAATGAGACGATGATGCAATGAGATTTGATGATATTGCCAACTGATAAATAAATCCGTCAATTTTAAACTCCGATGAATGAATTACCTGTGATGCTGGCATTTATCCTCCTTATGATTCTGACACTGTCAGATTAAACCCAATTCCGAGATATGAACTTGCAGGCGATCCTCCTGCCGTAATCGCTCGCTTTAACCAGATTGGTTTTGTTTCTCCAGGTTCAATTGTCAGTGACAATGAATTGCCAAAAGAACCATCTGCCGGTTTATTTGTCATGTTATCTGACGATGTTCCTGATGCGAGAATAACGTTTATTCTCCCGGTTAATGCGTTTGGAGCAGTTATTACCGGACGGATAACACATGCACCCGTTGATGTATCACCAAAGTTTTTTATGAACGCTTTTCTGTAATCAGAGGCACCATTGATGTTTTCATACTCTGAAACATAATCCCACATTGAATCAACAGTATATTCTGTTGCTATACCGCCGTGAGTTGGTCCTTCTGCCCAATTAGCACATTTTAATAACTGCAATCCGAGATATGAGTATGAATCTGCAAGTATTACATTAAAAGGAGATATGTTAAATATCGTCCGATTAAACTGCATTTACACCCCTAATATCTCATTACATTCTGCCTGGGTGATGAGTTTCGGTACATATGCCTGCACCTCTTCAGCGGTTTTATTCCCTGCATCATACTGCGATTTTATGATGCGTTTCCAGTATGCAGTCATACTAACGCTCCTGCAAGGTCAAGGACTGCCGCCTCAAGATCCGTAATTTTTGTAGGTATCACATCCGCACCTGCAAGCATCAACAGAGCCTGATACCTGCCGTTCAAATACTCCTGTGCAGTTGCCTGACTCCGGGCATGTGCGGGTAACGGAACTCTGATTCGTGCTTCTTCATACTCGTATTGAGTGTATGAGGTTCCATCGTCGGTTGTTCCGGTTGTTTCTGTGATGTTCCAATGCACCAGGACATCTACTGATCCGCCTTTAAACGATCCCCAATCGAGTTCTACCTGTTCAGGTTGTGTGTTTCGCGTTACCATGTTAGTTTCTCCATAGGATTCCTAATTTTCAAATTTTCAGAACTCATTTTCATGATCTCCATGATTGTTGTGTTGTCAAAAATCAATTTGCGGGCTAGATTATACGAGTTGCAATGTTTCAGCCATCCTAACGATGACATCACCGAAGATACAATAGATTTATCTGATTTTACTTTACCCAATTCTATCTCTTTGATTCTGGTTTTTAAGTTTCGTGCGGATGATTTACGTAGCCGGATATATTTCCGGTAATGGTGATACCCTAAAAAATCTACTCCACATTTATCAATAGGATATATGTTTGTTTTCGGATTGAGTTTCAGATGTAATTCTGATAGGTATTCTGATATCTCAACCAATAACCGTTTTAAAAACTCTTTATCAGCATGAAAAATGACTCCATCATCACAATACCGGACATAATATTTTATTCCCCATTTCTCTTTTAACCAGTGATCGAACTCATTCAGGTAAATGTTGCTAAAATACTGGCTCAAATAATTACCAATCGGAACACCTGGAACGCTCCGGATAATTTCCTCTAAAAGATTCAAAGTCTCTTTACATTTGATCTTTTTTGAGATTAACCGGATTAAGACATCATGATCCATTGAGGGATAAAATTTTGAGATATCAAACTTTAAACAGTATTGCGTATTTGGAATGTCTTTCAGGAACTTTCTTACACGATATGAACCTGCATGAAGTCCTTTCCCTGGTATAGCAGAATACAAGTCATAAATAAAAACACTGTCCCATATCGGTTGGATAACCTGCATGATTGCATGGTGCACTATTCTATCTGGATAATATGGGAGTTTGTAAATGGTTCTCTGTTTTGGTTCGTATATCTCTTTCAGGCTGTATTCTGATGTTTTATACGTCCCAGATACAAGCATCTGCCGAATTTCTGACAAATAATAATCAGGGTCTTCGTCAACCATCCGGACTTCCTGATAATAGGATTTGCCTTTCCGTGCGTTTTTATGTGCTTCTTTCAGGTTCTCCGGATGAACGATTTTATGAAACAGATTCCCCTGCCGTTTCATGATTCGACCCTGCCATTCCGGAAGAACCTTCCCAGAAGTACCAGCACTTCCGGATGGTTGGTTCTGTGTTTGACCAGATTACTCTGATTCTGGTTTAAGTGCTGTTCAGGGTCGCTCTTCCTGAGCTCAAGACGGGCGCCAACACTCGGACCGACAGTCGAAGCCGCGGCGCAATCCGCATCCAAACAGCCGACCCCCGCCCTACCGGCATTAGCCCAACCGCCCCCCGCAAGCAGGCACCTTATACACTTAAACCGTCTTATTATTGTCATTTATACCATTTAAGTGAATGCAAAATACTTTCCAAAGTTTTTGACAATTGCATAAAACGGGATCTTATCTGCATAGGTTTCGATCTGGTTGGTGAGAACTCCGGAACCCGTGAAAATAATACGTTTAATGCTATCAATCTCGAATTGGAGTGTCAAATACATCTCATCTTTGAACTTACTTTTATGAACCGCGTATCCCGTCACAAGTATTTCTTTATCCAAAATATCCGCGAGTTTCATTTTCTCTCCATCAAGTTTTCCAGACGCGGGCGCGAAATCAGAAAATTTAGGGTGCGTGATTATATCACCCCAAAAACTCAAGACGGGCGCCAATAGTCGGACCGACAGACGAAGCCGCGGCGTTATACGCAAACAAAAAGCCGACCCCCGCCCTACCGGCATGATTCCAAAAGCCCCCCGCAAGCAGGCACCCTATTTGTGAGATTCCGGATTTATGCGAATAAAAATAATCAGTGAGGTAGGTTGATTCCGAACCAGACAATGCAGAGGCAATGAAGGCCAGTTTCAGAGGATCTGAAAACACCAGATCGGAAACATATCCATGGCAGTATTCTCCTCCGTCTGTCCCGCTGATATTACTGGTTCCATTGAGCGGAGTAATTCCGGTTGTCTGTTCATAATTCCCTGCTGTGAGAATTGCTGCCAATGCTCCGGTTCCATCCCGTTTCATCACGTTGTATGCGGTATCAATCGAATTGAACCCGATAATAAACTTCCAGATGTTCCCCCACGGATTTTCTATTCCGCGATACACAACGGCCTGTGTATCGGTTCCTCCTCCGGTTCCGTTCGTTCCCATTAATGAGTTGCCCTGTCCTGTAGCAAGTGCCTGTGTGTTGCTTGCATTCGTTCTCCCGGGTGCAACCGCTGATTGAGAATTAAATGAGGCATACTCGATATAGAACAGGCTTTGCAATAACATCTGCGTCCAAAATGACTGTATACCCCA